CGCGAAGTTGAAGGCACAAGAAGAAAAACAAATGAAAGAAGATAAAGACGCAATGGATCGTGCGAACAGAGCAAGAACAATATCTAGGACGTCGACGCCGATTCCACGTGGTCCTGGCCAGACCACGAACTACAAAGTGGACGGGGAGTTTGAGTGGGAAAGTCAGTTACCAACCGGGGGAGTACCGCAGCGACTTCAACCTGTGAGAAAGTGGGATCCCGTCGCCGGTAAATATGTCGATCAGGATCCATATGCAAAAGGTGAACCCTCCTTCAGTCTAGTAACCGCGGCGGAGATGCAGATGGAAACCAGTGTCGCGGACGGAACCATGACCCAAGAGGCGGCCAACAAGATCCGGGAGGAGTTAGAACAAGGGACAGCCTGGGTGGTCCGGACAGATGATCCTGGAACAGTTCGTCTCCGGGGTGAGGAAGGCGAAGAGGTTATAATACCAGGCGTGCCGGCTGAGGACATTCCGCCAGAAGGCGAAGGGTGGATACCCCCTGTTCGGACCGGTGTTCCTGATTCGAGTTTTGCATCAGAAGATGTGTGGCCACCTACATCAGAACTACAAGGCCAGGCTCGGTGGGAGAGGCTGGGCTGGAGACAGCAAAGCGAGACAGAGCGGAACATCAGAGATTTAATAACTAATCCGGATTCCGGGAGCCTACCAACGCCTACACCACAACCAGCGACACCAATTGGAGGTGATCCATCCGGTAGTGGGTTTTCCTTCGGGGCGGTTAATCTCGCGAGATTAACTGAGAACTCCGAGGGGGTCTCCAATAATCCGTCACCCTCGAGTATTAACCTAGCACCGGATGCGTCCGCGGTCGACCGGGTGATCGAAGATCACCTCCATCCGGATGAAACCGACGGAGTGTCGCAAATAGACTGGGAAGCGCAACCCAACCGGGCCGATGAGCTCCTGGACCGCCTTGCGCGCGAAGACGAATAAAACAAATGAGCTTAACAGGAACAACAGGAAAATATCAAGATGAAGTACCGGCGCTGCCTAAGCTGCCGCTTAATAGGTATGAGCGTATTTTTAAAGTATATACTGAAGGTAAAGACGGTAAGCAATTCTATTTCTATAACATTCTTAATAGAATGGAATTTCCTACTAACATAGATAGTGGCTTGATAGATACTCATATAGTTACTGCGCGCCAAGCATTAACTATTACTTCTTATGATATATACGGTGATATTTTTAGCTGGTGGATTATATATCTACTGAATAAAGATGTAATTGGTAATAGTTTTTTTGCCAAAGGAGGTCAACAGTTAAAGTATATTCTTCCTAGTAAACGCGGATTGATATATCAGCAAATGACTGACGCTACTATCTTTAATAACAAGCACTTCTAATGGTTACTGATGAACTAAATGCTCCTAATAAATTTAAAATCAACGGAGAGGAATACTTCTGTTTTTTTGAAATTTCCGATTCTGAGATCCCAAGTGATATAGATGCCCCGGAGAAAGCAGATCAAGTAAATAAGATTAGATTAACAAAATCTGCTATTGTAAATTTAGATATCCGTGAAACTCTTTTTGAGCCTTTTGTCTCTGGCCATATAACTCTCAACAACCCTTTTGATTATATCGACGATAATCATTATACTACTGGTGACGGGAGTGATTATTTACATGTAATTCTATGTGAATGGAAAACATATCAAAAGCATAAAAATCAAGCTCTAAAATATACTTTCGTTATAACAGATGAAAATAATAGTGTATCTAAGTCAGATAGATCTAATAATTTTAAGACATATCATTTACTAGATGTTAATTATAATAAATTAAATACTACTATTCCATCATGTATAGCTTCTGATGGATATCCAAAAAAGCCTCCAGCAAAAGTTGGCGACGTTATAAAAGAAGTACTAATTGATGTACTTGGTGTAAATGTTATTAATGAAAAACTCTGGTGGCCTGGAGATCACGAAATTGGTGCACCTAATGGTGAATTTGCAAGCCTAATACAAAAAATCCCAATTGCTCTACACTGGAAGTATTCAGATCTATTAAAATACTTATTAAGAATAAATTATTCGTTAGGTGGAGAGGGGTTACCAGTGCAATCGGTATTAAGGTTTAACAGGATTGATGGTAAATACTCGTTAGAGCCTATAGATATGATCTTTAAGGATAACAAAGTATTAGCAAAAGAAGCATTTGGTTTAGGTGATTTAACATCAGGTACGGCTAAAGCCGGTAATAAGCCAACAGATTTACCAAATAAAAATAACCCACCAGATGAGAAGATTCTAATTAATGAATATGAAGGGATGTTAAAGAATATAAATCTTACAACTCCTATGGTTAGTTATGGAAATGAATTTTTTGTTAATTATGCGGTATGTAGTGATGATAGTATTGGAAGCTCTTTGGATGAAATAGTTGTTACAATAGAGGAGGTAATACCGACCTGGAAAAAAGCTTTTGTAGATGTGTTTAAATCAGCAGGAGGAGAAGTACACCCATTTATACCTCTACACGAAATGAGAAGTGACATAATGAAACCTCTATCATTACCTTATGATTATAATCATGTAACAAATATAGCAAAAGCTCAAATCGTGTCTAATTTAACATTTTTAAACCTACAATTAACTATAGACAATGAAGGCGATACGTTTCGATCTCCTGGGATGTTTGTTGATGTATTTAAACTACAAGAAGAACGTGCATCAGACATGAAAATACTAGGAAGATGGCTTATAACAAAAGTTCATCATAGATTCTTTAAAGATAGTTATGAAAATGTAATTCATTGTGCAAAAACTTACGTTGGACCGGATTCTCCAGAAAACAAGCTAGATGCGGAAATGGCTATGACAGATGACCGCGGAGAGGTCTTTGCCGGCAAAGACCTCTGAGAAAAAGGATAAAATGGACATAGCGCATGAGGAAGCGAAGATGGAGGATGCTGACTAAATATTGTTATGGCGATGACAGGTGATGAAGTAGCGCGCTGGGCCACGGCAGAGCGCGAGTTCAGTGGTGAGATTGCCCAAATAGAGCGCGAAGGGCCGGCGGATCTTCTCAAAGGTCACCGCGACCTTCAGGGCTGGCTCAGCCCCAGTGGTTTGTTCTCCAACCTACTGGGTGGGCCCAGTGGAGGCCCGGGCTCGGCGCGCAGTGGCGGCCCGGGATCAGCTTGTTTAAATCAGTTAGTTAGAGGATTAGCAGGAGATATAGATGGCTTTTTCAATGATAAAGCTGAAGTCCTTAGATCTTTATTCGTTACCAGAAAGCAATTTGAAAACCTGGTAGAGAGAGACTGCGACGGGAATCTCACTGGCCCTATACTAGGCCATAATTTTACCGAAAACGATCTCGACTTTATGGAGTCTTTTTTAAAGACATTTGAACTTGGTCTTGATCAACTAGAAGACTTCATGCTGAAATTGAACTCTGTACAGGGGTTATTAAAGCTCGATGAGTGTTCGATTTTATATTACGCACGACAACTACTCAACGGACCATGGGCATGTGCTGCAACTGATTTATCTAGTATGTTGTCCGGTAACTTTAATATACTACAATCAACCAACAATGCTATTGGTACTCTTGGTAACGCGGTAAGAAGTAATATTTCTACTACAGTATACGGTCTCGAGCCTGTTAATGCTGCAGTAGATCTGTATAATCATTTACCTCCAGTAATGCAAAAAAATATAGACACTGGTGTTAGGTCTGCTACAAACGTGTTCAACTTTAATACAGAAGGCTCAATTTTTAATGACAACACTTTACCTTATATAGATAAGTTTCCTATGCAAAGAGTTAATACAGAGTGGATGCAGGGGTTTACTAACTTTGCTGCTGGTAATTTAATGTTAAAAGATGTTCAGTTCTTTAATACTTTAAGAGATATATCCGACACTATTTTCGGTGAAATACAAGGCATGCTAGGTGGCGTCGCTAGTAAGATTTACGAGTTTCAGAAAAAAGTGAATAAGTTTTATAGGGGAGCTAATAGCGCTTTTGGTGTCTTAGGGAGAGTTAACAGATTATTAATATCTCTTCAAAGAACAGAGTATACTACCTCAAATAAGATCTGTCCTATGAAATGCGAACAAATTCAAACCGATATCCTCGGTACACCAATTACTACAGATAAAACATTCACCGCTACAATGCATACACGTGATGGTATTTATGATATGTATACATTAGACGGTCAAGGAGGTACACGCACTAGTGCGCGCGCGGACCCGGGTGTAATTACAGAGATGCTGGCATATGATGTATACAAGACATGCGAAGAAGCAACTAACCGTGGAAGAGAGTTAGGCTGTGAAGGATGCCACACGCATACTTCAGCCGATGGGCATGTTTACTTCATGCCATGTAATTCCATGGAAGAGTATGAAAACATGGTTTCAAGTAAGAAAAAGCCAGATTGTGATGTTGAAAAAAAGTGTAAAGATTTTGGTCACTAAACGTCAATTATATCACCATCTTTATCTACGAGAGCTTTCATTATGTCATCTCGAGACAACAAAAGCTTCGTTCCGTTATCAGCAATATTAAGCCTCTCTTTGCTTTCAATATCCATCTGCTTTACTGCAACTTGTGTATCATTTCTCTCTTTAGCAGTATGGAGTTTATTAAGAGCTTCAATAGCACCGGATGATGCTTTAATCAACTCCGCCATTGCTGCTACATCTCTATTTTCTGGAGCGGAAGAGATATAGTCATTTACATTATCAACAATAGATAATGATTTTTTAATCAATCGACTGGTATGTTGTATGATAAAATCCTCTATATCCTCCTTATCCAAAACGCTCTCCTCCGCCGGAGTTTTTGCAGTTTTGTTATTTTGCTTTAATTGAGATATAATATCATTAACCGCCTCATCTAATTCTTCGGCCATAACAATATTTAATCTACACTTGATTTTTTTACAACATACTGTAATATATGTATATGGTACTTAAATTTAAGAAAACTAATGATAATGCTGTTATACCGTCAAAAAATCATGATGATGATACAGGATTAGATGTTACTTCTATTGTAGATATAGTGATTCCTGCTAGAGGTTCAGCAGTGGTTGATGTAGGTTTAAGGTTTGCTTTTATTGATCATGGATTTTGGGTTAAGGTGGAAGGTCGTTCAGGGCTAGGATTTAAACACGGTATTATTCCACACCCGGGTATTATTGATCAAGGATATCGTGGAGATGCTGGAATTAAATTATATAATTTTACTGATAAAGATTACGAGGTTAAAGCTGGTGATAGAATTGCCCAATTTGTTGTCTATAAAAATTATAATATTGAAGTATATGAAGGCGATATTATTAAATCTAAACGTGGTGAAAGCGGATTTGGTTCGTCAGGAAAATAATTATGGATAGTCAAAAATTTAATTTAAACTTATCTGGGATTTGGTGTGAGAAATACCGACCTACTACTTTAGATGATATTATTTTAGATGATAGAACTCTAAGTATTGTTAAGGAATTCAAAGATGAAATTCCTAATCTTTTATTTGTAGGTAATCCCGGGACAGGTAAAACGACTCTTGCAAGAATTATCGTTAATGATATTCTTAAGTGTAATTATCTTTATCTAAATGCTTCAGATGAATCAGGTATTGATACTATTAGACACAACATCACGAATTTTGCACAAACTAAGTCTTTTGATGGAAAAATAAAGGTAGTTATTCTAGACGAGGCAGATGGTCTTACAACACAAGCTCAAGCAGCTTTACGTAACACTATGGAGACCTATGCTAAGTATTGTAGGTTTATTCTTACAGCAAACTATAAGCATAAAATTATTCCTGCTGTTCAATCACGATGTCAGTCTTTAGATATTAAACCGGTGGTAGAACTAGCAGTGAAGAGGTGTTACAACATTCTAAAAAATGAAAATATTAAAGTCCCAGAAGAGCAAAAGAAAAAGTTTGTCCAACTCGTTAAACGTCATTTCCCCGATTTACGGAAAACCATCAATGAGCTCCAAAAAAACATTATTGATTCAGAGCTGTGTATTGTTAGTATTAATAGCGATAACGAGCTGCTCGAAGCGGTTTACAAGAAAATAGCTTCAAAAAATTCGTTGGAAGCTAGAAGATATCTGATTGAAAACGAAGATAGGTTTCAAGGAGATTATGATACCCTGTTAGGTGATTATCTAGACTTTATCTACACTTCCAATGTTGAAGATATTAAAAAGAAAGAGATGATTGCCATTATTGCAGATCATCTCTATAAGAGTGCGTTTGTTGTTGATAAAGAAATCAACGCATTTGCATGCTTGGTAAATTTAGAAAATACCGCTGGTTAAACTAGCTCGTCGCACCTACCTTTGTGCCACGTCTATCTCCACCACCTCTTTTATAAAGACCGCCTTTAGTAACTTGTGTCAAGTGTTTTGATACTACTGACTGTATCTCATCTACTAAGGCTTCTGTATCACCGACTTCCATTCCTAACTTACTAAGATCGTTAGCAATGGTATTAGCTGAATTCTTAATATAAGATCTAAATTTAGCTTCTTGACCACCCGCTTTACCTGCACTAGTATCTGCTGCACCAGCTTGTTGTAGGCCAGCTCCTGCTTGAGCTATTTTGTTTTCCTCTGGATCAATAGTACCACCAACCGCTTCTACACCTCTTGCAGCAGCTTTACCAGCTGCACTTACAGCTTTACCAGCAGCTCCTTTTGCAGCGCCCTTTACTCGATCTTTGACTCCTTTAACTGCTCCGCCTAACTGACTAGCTCGAGCCTTTACTCTATCAAACATTCCCTCTTGAACTTGTTGATAAGCTTCTGCCATTAATTCTTGATCATTTTTTGTCATTTTAATTATTTATACGATTTTATGGTTTTATTTGAGATCCGAAAGATATTGATTTGTATATGATGTAACAGCAGGCGACGGGGTAGCAGGGTCGCTCGCGATGACTGTATTTTGTGTTGGTAGAGATCTTTCAGTTGGTGTGAGCTCATGTGGCTCGATGCCCCCTCTATCAGATCTATTGGAAAGATTCTCTTCATCTTCAGCAACCTCTTCCGGTTTAATATTAACATTATCTTTCCTACGCAGGGCGTCGGGAATAGGAAGTAAATTAGGATAATACTCTACAGACTGTCCCAAACAACCCGGGACCGATACATGATGTGAAAATCGACCTCCGCCTTCATCCAAGGCGAGATTTAAAACAACATCAAGCGAAGATGTTTGGTCGCTTCCTGGATATCGAGCAGGAGCAGTATCTTTAATCCCAGTTACCCTAATATGAAGACCGGAATCAATCAGCTTGGTGATGAGATCTTGTGTAGATTTACCAAGCTCTTTATAACCATCCGAACTCTTATAGTTGTCGTTAAACTTGAAAACATCCCCAACAAGAAACCCTCCTCGCTCATATCTTTTCATATAAGACTCATGCAAATCAACAAACTTTTTACCCGCCATAATATTATTTATGCAGCCTTGCAAATAATCACACGGTATCTAAAAATTCTTTTAAAACATGAAACGCTTCAAAAACTTCAATATCATCGGAAACAATCGGACCGTGGATCTCGTCATATTCAAAAGAATGCGTTGTATGGGCCTGTACTCTTTTAACCCACTTACCGTCTTTATAAAAGACTTCATTATGTAGTGGGAGTCCAAGCTCTGTATAAACTTTAAGTTTGAGGGCACGAACTAACTCTTCACTATCAATTTCAACAACTACACAAGCTTTTCCTTTAACTTCCATACTTAAGTATATTATAGTTCCTTAAACTCGATTTACTACCTAGGTATTAAATATTATAAATGGCTCTTATAAAGTTAACTGATATTTCTGTTAATAGTCTGGACAATACCTCTCTAGAACAAGGATATCTCTACAAAGATTTATTTCTAGATATCACTCCATCTGTTTATTACAACTCACAGATCAACAAAAAGGTAACACTTAGAGATGTACAGGGCTCTTTTGATGAACAAGCAATAAAAAATAGTTTAACTAATATATTTTTAACCACACCGGGTCAAAAAATATTAAGTCCAGAATTTGGCTTAGATTTAAGACGTTATCTTTTTGAGCAAGTAAACGATTTTAATGCATTCCAAATTCAAGACGATATACTTAACCGGTTGCCAGAAATGGAGCCCAGAGTTCAGGTAATTAATGTTGTCGTGAGACCTATACCAGATCAACATGAATATTATATTACATTACAAATCAACATACCTTCTCTAAACATATATGGACTCTCACTTCAATCACTATTAAATAATAACGGATATTTCGTACTCTAACCATGCCTACAGACGACACAACTAACAAATTTCTAGAATTTAATCTACCGCAAGATGCGTATGTAGCATTTGACGCTGTAACTTTAAAAGAATACATCGTTGATAGATTAAACAAAAACGAAAAATTTACTGATCAGAATTTTGATGGTAGTAACCTTGCAGCTATTATCGATATTATAGCTTATTCATATCATGTACTTTTATTTTACTTAAACACAACAGCTTCAGAAGTTAATTTTGATCAGGCTACTCTATATGAGAACATGAATAAGATTGTAAAGCTGATAGGCTACAAACCTGCAGGTAAGCAAACTTCCATTGTATCAATAAACGCTATTGGAACCGCTTCAATGCCTAAAGGTAATTATACTATTCGTAAATATTCTTATTTCTCGGTAGACGGCGCGCAGTACGTGTTTAATGATGATTATTCTTTTAATAAAAACGCTTCCGGAAGCGAAACTATTAAGACATTAAACGATGTTGTGATTTTGTATCAGGGTACTATAAAAGAGTACCCTGATTATAAAGCTCAAGGTGAACCATTTGAGGTTCTACCTATTGTCGTTGAGAATATAGTCGATACCAATACAGATAAATTTATTGCAAATGATACAATAAGCGTGTATGTTAAAGAAGTAAATGATAATACGTATTATGAGTATAATCAAGTAGAAAGCTTATACTTATCTAATTCGGTTGATAGAGTTTATGAAATTAGATTAAATGAGAATGGTTATTACGAAATAAAATTCGGGAATGGTGTTTTCGGTAGGGAATTAACCGCGAGTGACACGGTCTCTGTAAACTACTTACAGTCAGATAATGTAAAAGGTATAATTAGTAAAAATGCTATTAATGGTAACAAGGTGTTTATATACGATTCTCCTCGTCAGCGCGCTATCTTTAACGATACGTATTCGAATAAAGACGAGACAACATTTATTAACACGACTAATGCTTCATATATTAGTTTTAATAACCCTCAAGCATCATCTTCTTTATCTGAAGCAGAGACGGTAGATCAAATAAGACAAAATGCGCCAAAAGTATTTTCATCTCAACTAAGATTAGTAACAGAGGCAGACTACGAGGGGTTTATTAACAAAAATTTTGCTAATGTTGTTAACAGTGTTGAGGTAGTCAGCAATGATTCCTACTTAAATGGGTATATAAAATATTTTTACGATATGTGTGTTGACCCAAATAAAGTCAACCGGGTAATTATCAACCAAGTAAATTTTGCTGATGCATGTGATTTTAATAACATTAACGTTTTTGTTGTGCCTAAATTTTTGACAGCACAAGATAAATCTTACCCACCTTTTTTAAGCAACTCATTTAAAAACTTACTTGTACAGCAAACTCAAGACCGGAAAATGTTATCAAATACTGTAGTGCCTAGAGATCCAATATATATGGCGTTTGGTTTAGGTATGAGTAATTCTTCAACGCTAAATTTAGACATTCTCAATAACACCACTCTCTATGTTGTTCGCGAAACAAATAATAAGATTAACAAACAAACGATACGATCACGTGTTGCAAATAAAATTAAAGCATTCTTCGACCCGAAGAATAATAAACTAGGTCAAAACGTAGCCATAAACCAACTCTTGAGAGAAATACTTACACTAGAAGGAGTAAAAAATATCTACACAAAAAACGAAAAAGATGGCAGTTCTCTCGAAACTGTTTCTTTTCTATCCTTTAACCCACTTTATGATAAAAGTGATATTAGTTTAGTTAATCAAGATATAACACTCCCGTATTTTAAATTTCCTTATTTATATTCACCACTGACGGTAGCTAAGCGCATAAAAGTAATAGATGAGTAATATTAAAACAGACTATGCAACATTTGATGTATTAGATTATAAAAGTGAGTCCGTTTTATCTTCTTATAATCTACACATAACCCCACTCACGTTTAAGGCGCGAATCCCCAATACGGATCAGAGGGCTACTCCTTTAAATGAATCAAAGGTTACATTTGACTTCGGCGACGGTACTTTTGCATATAATCTAACAAGCTCACATGTATTCGAATACCCCGGGCAGTACACTGTTAGAATGGTATTAAGAGATTGCAATAATAATGCAACATTAGCTTCATATAGTAATGATGTAAATATATACGACTACATTACCAATACGTTTACTACGACGTGGTCTGGTAGCGAGTTGGGTGTAAATCCGGCAAATCTTAATTTACAGGCCGGTGAGTTTTCGAAACCAATTACTATAAATTCCCAAACTCCATTTTATCAAGACTTTCAGGACATATTTTTTAGCGTTTCAGCGAGTTGGGATAACTATTTTAACTTAGATAATAATAAATTTAATGATTTAAAAACGTACTGGTCTTTTTATAATAAAGAATACATTAATACTTTATCAGCATATGAATATGTACCTATTCAAAAGATCTCTCTTTCTTCAAGCAACATATATGCTCAATTATCAGGTGGTTCAATAGTAACTTGCTTGAGTTCCAGTCTATCAAGTGTATTAGTGGGTAGTTCTGGGCTTGACGTTATATACTTTAAAACACCGGATCAATTAAGCGCAAGTGCTAACCCCGTTACTATATCTTTCTTTAAAGATAGAGACAATATATTTTCTAATAGTATAACAGGGTATAAAAACAACAACTACACGAACAATTTTACTGTTACCCTATCCTCTTTGGTGGTGGGAACGTCTGCACAAACATTAAATGAAATAGTATTCTCTTCAAATGGTATAACTGCAGAAAGTGACGAAATAAGCTCATTTGATGTAAGCCCTGTACAGTATAAAGGCTTAGGTGTCCCGTTTATTATTACACCAAAGAATACCGATAACTATACTATGAAGGCTCTTTCTGCTGGAAGAGATTCTGTACGATTTACTCTATTATCGAGCGATGGTAATGCTGTAGATACTTCATACTACACAATATCTAGCCTAAACAACTCATTATCAGATATTGATACTAGTTTTTGGTACAGAGGTCTTTTAACTTTTAACAATACTATATCAACAGCTCCAGCAGCTTTAATATTAAGCGCTCACTGCATATATGAAAATATTTACACAAAGCTAACAGCTTACAGCACCGGTTCAACACCATTAACATGTTACCCAAAAAATTATTACGATTTTTATAAGCATAATGAAAACTTCGACTTTGAACAAACAATCAAAGATTTACGATTCCAAGAAGTATTAATAGATAAAGATATTTTCTTTACTGACTTTATTGGTACTATATTTGGAGATGTTAGTAGTAGTCATGATGTTTTAGGTAAAAAACTATATGAAAAAATATTTAACTTTACTCAAAATACCGCAGACATAGATCTATGTGGTATTAATGAATTGTTAGGTTTATCTAAATTAGTAGATGAAAGTGGTATAGTATTTGATCGCACACTTGCTCAACAACCGACTGCAGTTAAAAGATTTTTAGATGTTTTAAGCATTAACTATAATAAGTTT